GCATCTTTGAAAAATCCAATGACCCAACTGCCTTGTACAAGAAAAGGCGTTTCACCAAGTCCACTCATTGATGGAGATGTGACCGGCATCATCACAGATGCCCAAGGTAAGCTTTCTGTTGGGATTTTAGTTTTGTCTTCGGTGTGATAACCAAGAGCACGAACTCTTACTCGGCCTAATCTCTCTGGGTCGTTTCTATCTTCAACGACACCAATGAACCACATGAAGCCATCTCTTCCCATAAAAAAAGAAGTATTCTGCATACCTCTATTTATAGTGAGGCAAAAAAGGCTCTATCTTTTTTTTCTTGTTTGATTGCAGATTTCAATCGTTTGATGTACTTGTCCATCTCTTTGAGATGTTCTTGTCTTAGATACTTAGCAGCATTGATTTCTCTTTCATCGTTAGACTCATTAATTGTCTTTTGATGTTTACGAATCAAATTGCCTGTATCTCTCATCTTAAAACGAATACAATCTGATGCACACATTATTTTACTCATAACTATACTATATCAACATTCTCTACATTTGTCAAGAGTGATTTCCAACTTTTTGGGAAAGCATGTTTAATGTGGTGATGAATCTCTCTTGCAATCTGCTGTGTTTCAACTTGACTATGTTCTTCTAATCTAAGCGTACACACCCTCGCAAAAGCGTAAAGGGTTCCTGACCAATACCATTCGGTCATCATGTTCTGTGGCAACACCATTCTCGCAAGTTCAGGTGCTATGTTCTCGTCTATCATTTCCTTATAGAGTTCTTTTGCACCCTTTACGAAATCTGTAATGTCCCATTCTATTTCTTCCGAAGAACTACCTTGTTTAATATTCTTTGCCCTCTTACGCCACATGAATGGTATATAAAATTCTGGTTCAACATCTACATATCTTCTACTGACCTCATTCCAGACCAGACCGACCTGATGTTTAACGAGTTGTCTTGCGACAAAGATAGGCGCTTTGATTCTAAACTGTAATGAACAATGTGCAAAGGGCGACCAATGATTATGTTCTGCAAGATACTCTATGAGTTTCTCATCACTCTCCTCAAAGGTGAATTTTCTTTTTGAGAAACTAACCCTAGCAGCATTTACAACTGTCAAGTCTGTTCCCATTTTATCTATGAGTTCAACTTCCATTTTCTTCTTTCTCTAATTTATTTTGTTCCAGTAAAGTAAGTAATTACCACTTATACTAATTCTTGTAAAGTCTGTAAAGAATGGTGGTACAAAGTGTTGTAGGGTTGCAGGGAAAACATACATTAGACCTTTGTATGGTTTTACATGTAATTTTGTTTGTTGTAAACCTGTTATTTTTTCACCATAGTGAAATACTAATTGACCAGCGTGTTGACTATTTGTTTTAGGTGTATTCTCTGTAAATATCTTTTCATCTATATCACCAAAGATAACAAAACTAAAAGCACCACTATGGTCGTGTGGTGGATTGTAGTCACCTTTTTCTTGAAAGTTAATCCATAAGTGTTCTAACTTTAATGCTTTGTTGTTCATCATATTATAGATGTTTCTCCAATCAGGTCCGTGTGTTGATTGTAAGACTTCAAAGAACTCAAATACTTTTGTTACGATTGCTTTATCAGCGTCTTGTCTTAATTTATTTTTACCTTGTTCATTAGTAAACAATATACTTGTACCAGTCTTCATATTACCAGCAAGTTCATCTCTAAAATCTAAATCTTTATTATCTCTTTGTTTTGTACCTTCTTCAATTAATCTGTCCAATATATCGTGGTCTATCTCTGTACGATAGATAGGTGGACCAAATGGAAACATTACTTCTCCATCTATATTAGGATTTATTAATTGAGGTATAAAGGTATGCTTTCTAAATTTTGTCATTATATAATCCTATACTATTTTTCTTCTTTCTCTAATTTATAAAGTTGTAGATAGTACCAGAAACATTTTGGGTACTGAACAGGATTTGGGACAGTGCATGAGAAATGATTATTAAGAATAAAGTGTATATCATTGATATTCATTGTAAACATACCCACCATCAAAACCACAAGAGAAAAGTAGAAATGCAAGTATCAATCCAAAGACAAAGGGTAGAACATGCTGTACATACAATCGACTTGGTGCAATACGAAGTTTTAGTCTGTCAGCTTTTTTAAAACTTTCTTCAGCTTCTTTTCTCTGTCGTTCTTCATCTTCTGGACTTAATCTAACCATTGTATTTCCTCAAAACATTTTTCTATTTTAGTCCGTGCTTCTGTAATTGAATGTGCCTCAACTGTTGCCTGACAGAATGTACCCTCAATCGAAACATGAACATCTGAATCGTGTAAAGATATATTCTGTGGCATTGCAATCTCAAAAGCAACAACAAAAGTTTGTTTACTCGGAAACGGAATTACTTTGTCTGTTGTCATACGAATCTTCTATTTTTGTTATACTGTAATCTATTGTATCAAAAGTTTTTTCTATATCTTTTTCAATATCAAAATAATAGACACACCAGAATCCAATAATTATACCAATTATATATTTCACTACTCATCACCTCCTTTCATCTTCCTACCTGTGTTAAATATTTTTGTTTTGTTTCTTCCCAATTCATGTAGATGATATCATCATAGAAGTTTGTCTCCTTTGAAACACGATTCTGTTTTTTTAGACTTGCTAATCTTTTTTTAGCATACTTATTCTTCCATAATTCTGTCAATGCCTCTGTCGAGTTATCAAACTTTCTTATCAGTTCATTCTCTTGTATCTCTTCTCTGAGAAACTCTTTTGTATTCGTATATAACTCACCGAAATAGATACCCCTCGCATGGTCTGATTTAATGAGTTTCTTATCTATCTTTAATTGACTGTATGTGAAATTGTGACTTCTATTTCTATGGTCCCTCTTATGGGGTTGACCCGTTGACTTCACTGCGATGTACCATTCAAAATATTTGTATGTATGATATTTCTTCAACCAATTCTGTATCATCATTCGAGTCGACTTTCTCGGTTCATAGGAGATAGAGCCAGCAGTCCAACCCATCTTCTTCCAGTTCTTGAGTCTATCATATTGCGACAACGGTATCTCTTTTGTCTTGCCGTATAGACTCGTGGTGGTGACACCGACCAGTCTGTCGTTGTATTGATATCTCCATGTATCCTCAACGGTCTTACTCAGACAGAGTAGCGCCAGTAATTTACCACCGACTAGATTATAACCCAATGGTTGAATCGGCACAATCGTGCTACCGATACAGGTGTGATTAATCATCGCCTGGGTCTTTCGTGTTCTATCCCAACCGATATAATTATCCCTCGGCGTCAGGTCTAGAAAATCAGATGACATACATATGACACCGAGATATCTCTGTGTGATTCTATCCCTCACGAGAAAGTTTAGATTTCTGCCGATGTTAGAATTGTTCTTCATCGTATGCACGAGAAATCTCAATGCATTCCAGACCTCAGAACCCTTCGTGTGTCTTAGATGTGATTGTATGTCGGCGCCGTCAGTCCAGATGAGTTCAGGTTGTAGATGTATATATTCCTCTGGGTCATCAGGTAACCAGAAGTTATTCTTGACCTCATTGAGTAACACGGCCTGTTCAGGTCTTCTCATCGCAGGTCTATCAGAGAAGAATGGATTGGTCTCGACTGTCGGATACTTCTCCTGAACATCGCACCATTTCTGATATAGGGTGTATTCTTTTACATTCATCGCAGACACGAATGATAGGTCATCAATGATTCTTTGTCTTAACTCATCGGTGTTCACATCATCAATTCTTTGATTGTTGTCCTGCCACCATTGCCATTGTTCTTCAATGGTCATCGTACTTCTATTCACTGTATTCATTATTCTAATATATCATTTGATTCAGTTCGTGTCAAGCCCTCTCGCATACGCCTTCAATCTCTCTTTGGTCTCCTCCTCGAAACCCCTACGATACTCCTTGACGGCCTCCTTGTTATCATAACGAACACAATAATGATAACCGATTTCCTTGGCTTCTGCATCGCTCAACTTGTCGTAAGTTGTACGACCCAATCGTTGTGCAATCTTCTTTGAATTGAGTTTCCAGATTATTGACATACTCTGTCCACGATTATCCAGATGAGAACCCACCATGTGAGAACATGAATCCCACAGAGTATTTCAAACCAATATCTTGAGAGTGAACCCCAGACCTTAAATTGTATGAAGTCACATACCCTTATATACATTGAATACCAAAACATAATACTTTCTCCCTTACCAATTAATTGACCAGATGAGAACAGCGAATACGAAGAGAACGCCGAACCAGAAACCCTGCCACCATTTACTCATATCTTCCTACCCTCAAATTCTGATACTGTCGTACACTCGCCCTTGATGACAACGGTCTGATACGGATTACGAAAGATGAAATCAATATCCGCCTTCACGAAGGTACACATGGCGAAGTCAGCCCTGCTGACCACCTCATAACTCCTTGGTTCTAACGAACTGTCATTACTGAGTATGCTAATCGTGATAACGACCAACCATTCGACCATGCTATTCATTTCTTTACTTCCTCTAGTACTATGTATGCACCGCCATCGAGTGCAGATATCTCATGACAATTCTTATCGGTCATCTCCCTATTGAACCAACCTGAGTTACGAACAATACCAGGATTGCCGAAGAGTGACTCATCACACCAACCGATGTACTTCTTATTCTCGCCGAGTGTCGCCATATACTTTGCCACCCTATCAGTCCTGTATCTGTGAATAATCACTTCCTCACATTCAGTTCTTCCGATTTTTTTTAACGGATTTTTTTTACTCACCTGCACCCCATTCCATTCTCAACTGCGAGTAGACGGCTGGGGGAATCGCATAGTCTATATTCTCATTCATTGGGTG